TTTTTTTTTTTTTTTTTTTTTTTTTTTTATATTATCTAATACTGTAATAAAACGAGTCTATTGCCCTCCCTAAGGGGCTCCACCTCGCAAAGCTTTAAGTGAATTCTACCAGTTGGTAGACCGGACGGATTTCTCCGCTCAGAACGAGATTGAATCTCTCGTTAAAGACTGAATTTGTTTGGGTTATCCACAAGCCAAAAAGGAAACCAAAACATTTTTGAACAAAACATTTCCGCCTCAGTCATGCGTCAAACTTACTCAAAAAGACACGATCCATATCATCATACATAAATGTGATAGTTCGTAACCCCCGCGCCTCTAAGGCGCAATTCACTCTGCTTAAATATTCCATGTAATATCTAACCCCATGATGATACGCCTCTCTAGCCGCTGTTTCTAAATTCTCATACAATGCAGCCATTGGGTCAGGACTCTGCCTTATCCAATTAGTCATTTCTTGTATAGAATCTACGTCCAAAGGAGCAAGTTTATAATTTGGGATGGTAGGATGAGAACGAAAAGCCCTCTTTAAGAACGAAAACTCGTCTAACTTCTTCGTTTTATGTTCACTGGATTTATCCGCATCAGTCATTTGCAGACCCAAAGTAAGCAATGCTTGCGCAATGCTAGCTTGGTTAAACCACTCGAGGATCTTATTGTTCGTAGTGAAAGCATCGTCGTCTCCAAAATCTTTAAATCCCACGTTCTTATCAAAACTCGCCAAGTCCATCATCTCAAATCTTCCAGTTTGTCGGGCCAACATTCTCCATGCCATTAAAAAGTAACACCAATTAATGAAACTGTTCATAGTTGCCGTAACGGAAGTACCGGAAGGAACTCCCTGATGATCTTGATAGAATAGATTACCAATGATGTTATATGCATGGATCGTCCCATTACACAATACTCTTCTCACTCTCTGGTTTTCAAGTGAGTCACCATAAAAAGCATTCGCGCATTCAGCAAATTCCATTTGATATTCCTGAAATGCCTTACCGTCAAACTCCCGATGGTCACCATCTCCTCCATCTTCACCAAACTTTCTCAAAGCTCGGTACAAAACAGTCCATTCTGGCCCAGTTGGATCAATTCCTACTTGACACCAACCTTCATGTCGTGCATTCATCAACGCCACGCAAAAATCCAAAAAGTATTTCCGCATAAGCATTGTCTCATGTACAGGCAAAGTATTAAAAATCCTAGTCTTTCCAGTTCTTATCTTTGCCCACTTGCGCTTCTCATCTTTTGCACAAGGTTTATGTACTGATTTCACTCTTTTATTCGCCCTAGCTGCTTTTTCCATTACTGCCATTGCGATCCAAGGTCGCTCAATCAATTTATGATATTTGTCTCCAGCATCTCTCAAAAACAAATACGCCTTTCCTTTCTCCCCCGATGGTCGAAACATCTCCTCCGGGTATCCAGGCGCCGAATCCATATTCATTCGGTCAAAATGACTAAGATGATTTCCATTCAAAATTTCATCATCCGCCAATAATTGTGGTGTTCGCTGTGCAAATCTCCTAAGATACTTGCCATACCCCACTATATGACTGTGTATTGCTTCCAAATCCGTTGTTAATGGGGGAAGCGTTTTCAGAGCATACTTTTCTACTCCTCGATACACTATATTCGTTGGCTTCTCATCCAACCGATCATCAAAAGGCCTCAAAACTGATGGTGCAGTAACTGAGGGAAATACCTCCTCATAAATAATCGTCTTCTCTAACATGGTTTTACTTGCCATGCGCACCGATTGACTAGCAGGAACCACACCATAAAGCGTAAAATTACCTCTTGGCCAATCAACCACTCTCTTCAAGTCTTCTTCAGACGTAGAGAAGTGCGGATAACCCGTTTTCAATGCAGGCATATCAAGACCCTCTATCTGTTCACCGTGGATCTTTTCAAAATCTAAGACATAGTTGGAAAGTTCTTCTGATGTTATCAATTCTCCCCAACCTTCACTTTTCTCATCAACTCGAAATCCGCCAACATGCATTCCAACAAGCTTACGTGGCATACGTTCACAGTGCGCTACCAAAATGCCACCACAATCTCCGCGACCAACTTGTGCATTATACTTCCAGCCATCAGCCAAGACATAACAATGGTCATTGTCATAATACTTTCCGAAGTACTGCGCTTGATTGAATTCCGTCTGAAATCTAACAACCCCAGCCGATTCGGGCTTAACCACTACTTCTCCCTCCATCTTATAAAATTTGGAAAGATCTGCCTCAGATATAAACATCTTCGTTGAATCAGGCGCTTGATTAATTCGTGGCCCCACATCAAACAGTACTACATCTTTCTTACCAAAACGCACCGTCTTCTTTGGATTCCAACGAACTTCCCTAGAGAAATTATCGTTAGTCATCGTAATCAAATCATCTTCCTTCATTTCATTAAAGAAATGACTTACAGTCATGAAAAGAGTTCCCTTAACTTGAAATGCACATAAAGATCTTTTTCCATTTGATATCTTCCAAAGATTTCTTCTCACTCTGCCCTCCACTATAGCAGAAGCATTCACGTCAGAAACGTGAGGCACTCCCACTACAGGTGGACGTGGTGCAGCAGGCTTATCATAAGCCCCATAATGACCAGCCTGCGCAACTCCTTTCTGAATACGCTCACTTTCTTGTTGGTAGACCTCATCGAATTGATTC